ATTATCTATACCTATAAATTTATATTGGTTTACTACTGCCATTAATCTAAAAAGAAACTTCTAGCTTCTATCTCCTGTTTTAATTCTTCTTGAAACGTTGTGTTTAATTTTTCTAACACCGCATCTAAATCTCTAACTAAAGACTGTGCTACATCTTCTTCATACTCTGCGCTTGCTCTCGTTAATGTTTGTACTATCTTTGCCATTATCGTCTTCCTCCAGATTGTATATCTAACCTAAAAGTTCCTAACTTCCAACTAGTATCTATTGCAGTGTTGGATATTGTAAGAGCGATCGCTCTTGCTCGAGCCCGGGTGTCTACTTTACTGGTAGTGGTTGAGACTGTGAAAGGTCCTAATGATGAGCTTGATGCTGTGTTATTAGGATAGTTTCTTAAATCTAATTGTATAATAGCGTTTCCTTGTTGAGATATAAAGTCAGGTATAATTCTACTAACTCTCATAATGTTTTCACCATCACCTCTAAGGTCAGCCATATTAGTTGCTGCTCCTCTTACAACCTTTTGTGTAATATCATAATCACCAGATGTAATATTAGCTGGAATAGCTACAGCAGCTGTTGCTGCTTCTTGTTGATTAACTCCTGTTTCATGTTCAAAATAAATTGTAGTTCCATCGGTATTACCTTTTACATCAAACGATGTATCATCACTTGCATTGTATTTAGTTGCGTGTGGTAAACCAAATACAGATGAATCTTCCCAGGTTGTTCTAGGATATAAACTACTTGCATTTGTAAACCATATAGGTCTTTTAGCTGTTGAATCTAGATAACTATATGTAACTGCTCTGTTAACATTGTTAGACGTAGCTGTTGGATAGAACCATGTTATCTCTCCAAACAAGTTATTAATACCACAATAAACTAATTGATTAGATGTAGTGTTAAGATCATCATAAACATAGTCTTCAACTAAACAGTCCATAGATTCTAGTTTACCAGTGTATCTAAAGAAACCATTATCAGACATCCAGTACGCAGCACCATCTACTTCTACAGCTGCATTCTGACCAATCAATCCACAGTTAGTACCAACTTGTTCAAAGGCAAATGTAAATGGTTGACCAACAAAACGCATAGTAAATAAAGATGTATCTGTCCATACATAGATTGCGTTTCTACCTAGTTTAGCTCCAATGATCCGTGATCCGGCGGCCAGTCTTTGTGTACCAGCACTATTTTCTGCTGTTGGTGTATAGTCATTAATGTCTTCTTGAGAAGAGAAACGTATAAACATATCATCTTGTGTAGTTTTAGTTCCAATAGTTGTCTCTGTTCCAAAAAATACTAAGTGACGATCGGGTGTTGATACTAACATATCACGTGACGCTGTTGGTGCACCGGATATAATTGTAGCTCTTGTTGCTGTTGCATTTGTTGCATCACCATCCCATTCAAAACATTCTCCGTTATGTATTAATGCAATAAGTGTAGAACCTAAATTGTCCAAGGACCATAGACCAGGATCAATTACTTGGTCAGTGTTAGCTGCAGCAGAACCCCAGCCAGTCCAGCTAGATGTATTAGTTACTGTTGCGCCATCAGAATGAGCGGCTTTAGTAGAGCCTCTGGCTCCTCTAGTTATACCTGTTAAGTCATTTCCTAATATACCGGTGTATGAAATTTCTTCATCGTCTACTTGAATATAGTTTGTACCTGTAGATGGAAAACCTGTTGTACTTGTTAATGTAATACTTGTTCCTGATCCACCTGTACCAGCGGTATCATTTAATAAAGCACCATTTAAAGTATTGGTTAATGAACCTAATAAATTACCACCAAATAAAGATATACCCCACCCAAACGCACCTAGCTGTTCTGGTGGTCCTACGTGATAGTATTGATAATATTTAACGCTTCCAGATGTAGCGGCACCGGAACCTGTTTCATTATTATCCATTGTAATATTTATTTCATCATCAGCTGGCACACTAGTTACCATGTATTTTACATCATCAAAATCTGATGCTGAATAATTAGAATTAGTTGCAGCTGAAAAATCGCTAAATGTTATAATATCTCCAGCCACAAAACTATGTGCTGATGGAAAAGTTATAGTAACTATGTTTGATCCATTAGTTGTTGTAAAACAATTTGATAAAGTTGTACCTGATGGATTAACTAAAGGATGTATGTCATAATAAACACCCCCTGAATAAATATATAAAATTCTGTTTGTACCTATAGCTGCAAATTTTGTAGAATCTTTATTAACAAAATGATGTAGACCTCTTGTTGCACCTGTTAGTTTATCTTGACCTAATTGATTCCAGCCACCAATCTTTTCTGGTGTACCATATCTAAAACGAACATTTTCTCCACCTGTCCATTGAGACTCAGCACCAGTAGATGTGACTTGTTTATTAAATCCAGGTAGAAATCCTAGTTTCTGTAACATATAACCTCATTATAATACTATTTTACACCTGACGGTAGACCTAACTTAGCTCTTCCATCAAACTTGTTTTTGCTAGCAAATGGGCCATTTACATGATTATAATGTAGAAATACTTGACCGCAAATGTTCCCGTCAAAAGGCTCTCGCCAATGTTCGAGATCACAGCCACTATATACCAACATATCTCCTACATCAAGTAAGACTTTTGTCCCTGCGGGAGCATCTGGTTTATGTATATTTTTGTATTCATCTATTACATTATTAGATCCTGTGCCATCTATAAATATAGGCCAAGGATCTCCTCCTAAATTAAGTGTACAAGATATCTCACAGCTAGGTCTATCTTTATGTCTTTTTAATATATCACCTCGTTTGTAAGCTCTTGCATAAGAGTAAGTTGGTATTAGATCTAGATTTGAATGTTGTTTCATAACAGGCAACATCTTCATTAGTAATGTATCCATTACAAAATCGCCATAACAAGAGAATGTATTGGGTATTTGTCTATCACTCCATGTTCCAAGAATCGGGGACTGTGAATGTATGTTATTTTGATACATATAATCCACTGCATCTCTTTTAAGTAAGAAGTAGTTAAATATAAAATTAGCTAACTCATAAGGTAAAGCATTTTTAATGACTTGATATTTCTTTATCTCAAACATACTACACAATAAAACATTTTTGCATAAAATTAAAGCTTACTGATATTCTTATATCATTAGACTCATTTGTATCTACGCAGTGATTTAACCAAGACGGAAACATAATCAATCTTCCTGCCTTTGGTTCATAATTATCTTCTCTCCATAATCTTCTTGGTGGTTTACCTTGTTTCATTCTAGGTCTTACCATTAACGCAACTGATTTTGGATCTTCTATTTTTAACTGACCAGAGTTCTCAGATGCTTTTACATAATATACACCTGACCATAAAGAATTTGGATGTATGTGTGCACGATTCATACTACCTGGTGGATTGATATTGGCCCACATATTACCTAAGAAAGGTTCACTATCTAAATGTTCTTGATCATAAATAGTTCTTTGTGCTTCATATAATAGATCAACTAATCTTTTGTATTCAGGTTTTTGATTCATATTGGTTGTTGAATGCCAACCTTTTACATTTGTTCTAACCACACCTTTATCTTGATTAGACCAATTAATTATATCTCGTTCTAACTGTTGATTTAAAGCATCATCATTTAAATCTGCAATATAAATAGGTGTTGGAAAAAGTAAATCTCTAAACATTATTTAAATGGTGTTCCTCCAAACCACATCACTAGCGATTGTCTTCTACCTCTAATAACTGGTTTTACTCTGTGTCTTATAAACGATGCAAAGAACACTGCGTGTCCTTGTTTTATTTTTGCAACCTTACCCTCACTCATTAATTCTAAATCACCTCCTTCAAACTCTGACTCAGGAGACAGTAAACAAGTCATAGATATTTTTCGTACCGGTGGTTCGTGAGCCATGTTTACATCATTATCAACATGCCAATCATAAAACCCTCCTTCGGGATACTCTGTGTATTGTGCCATTTCATTTATTGTCATACTATCAAAACCAAAATGATTACCATTAGTAGTTTTCATAATACGTTCAATGTCTTTGTACATGTCAGCCATTTTTTTAAATGGTATCCAACTGATGTGTGAGGTTCTAGTTTTAGTATCTACAACTCCACCTTTAATACCTTTATCACCTGCTCCAACAGATGCATCATTTCTAGGTTCAGCACGTCCAGCTTCAATAATCATTTTACATTGTTCAGGTGTAAATATTGGTGTAGTCGTTTCTACTATAAAAGATCTCCAACGTGGTTCTGTTATCATATTAATATCCGTATTCTATCCATCCCGTTATTATATATTTGTCATTTGATAGAGGTGGGTTGCCTCTATGAATGTGTGTAAATTGTGA